GGGCAAAAGCTCACCTTTGGCGCTACAACGGGGCATACATTAGGCGACCAGTGGGTTATCGGCAATCTGAAAGATGAACCCACAACGGAATCTACAGTCTACGCGCAGATAACCGATGCGGCGGCAAGGTTGCTCAACCCGAATACACCGCCCACGTTTACGGATGATGGCGGCGCGTATGTTTTGAGCATCAACTATACAAATGGCAGGGCAACGTTTTCGGCGGCGGTTGGTAATGTGACTGTAACCGGCAACAATGGCTATATCCCTGCATCGGCATTGCAGAAGGTAGGCTACTTGATTGACTGGAATTTGTCTCTCAGCCTTGATATGGCCGACACAACCTACATGGGGCAGCAATGGAAAACGGCATTACCGGGGGCAGCGTCGGGCAGCGGATCGGCAAATGCCTATTTTATAGCCGACGAAACCCTTCTGAATTGTCTGCAAGAAGCTATTGCAAATGGTGACAAATATTTCTTGCTGGAATTGTTCAATTACGATCCTGACCAGGACCAAACCGGAGACCATATTATCGCGTGGGTATCATTTACATCATTCAATCTTGGTGCTGGCATAGGCGAAGTCGTAAAAGAACAGGTTAATTTCCAGACTTACGGAGAAATATCATTTGTCGCTAACGCATAGAAAGGAGATGTGAATTTATGATTTTTGACATCGATAGACAGAATGAAGGCGAATGGTTCGCATATTTTAAAAGCCGCGTAAACGAAAAAGGCGAAATAGAATATGCTGATCCAGAACCCAACGCCGGACGTGTATGTGTAAGAAGCATCACCCCAAAGCTCGAAGAGCTACAGGCAAGCAGAAAACGCAAGTTTGAGTTTGTGTTTAACCCTGCCACGCGCTCGATGGAAAGGGTAGGCTATTACGAAGAATTGCCGCCCGAAGAAGTGAAAAAGCGAAGCGATGACGTTTGGGATTATTCCATAACGGCATGGGAAGGGTTGCTAAACGCAAAGGGCAAGCCCATTGAATGCAATAGAACAAACAAACTTAAATTGATGGCCATACCTGAGTTTGACAGGTTCATCGGGCGTTGCTTGCAGATGCTTGGCGATGCAAAGACAAAGGCGGAAGCGGAGAAGAATGAAAATTTATAACGTGGGCTAAGTGGTACTTTGCAGAAAAGAAATTTGATTGTGACCTGTGCCACTTAGTCCAGAAGGACAAAGGAGAAATCACCTGTGAAGGCATTGGGAAGGTTGATAAGTGCCCGGATGGTAAAATCCCTCACCTTGACCCTGATAATTACGAAATATGGGGGTTATTCCAGTTGATGGCTTCCGGCTTGATACGTGATGACGGCTACGACTACAGCGCAATACAAGTTGTTATGGATATACACAACATACCATCGGGCAGGAGACCGGCGATATTAAAGCAAATAACCAACATTATCGGGGTTATAAACGAAGAAAAGCGCAGGCGCAGACAAAACGCGTAGGGGTGATGGATGAAAATACAGTGGAATCCAGAACAGGTTACAGCAGAAATTGAAAAGAAAGCAATGGACAGACTGGAACGGGCTGGAGAAATTGTTGGCGAAAAAGCCAGGCAATTAGTACCGGTTGACACTGGTAAACTCAAAGCGACCATCAGGGTAGCACGGTTGAAAGGCGATCCTAAGCAGAACATCAGGGTCTACGCAGGGAACAGATTAAAGGGCGGCGCATTCTACGCTCATATGGTGGAAAAAGGCACGGTTAAAATGAAGGCTAAACCATTTTTACGCCCGGCTCTGAACGCATCTAAGGGGCAGATTATGTCAATCATGGAGAATGGCTAATGGCAAAGCTCGGCACAGTTTTTGTGGAACTGTCACTTGATGACAAAATTTACAAACAGAAATTAAGTGAAAATTTAACCTCCACCGAAGCCACAGCAAAGGGCATAGAAACATCATGGAAAACGCTTGGCACGAGATCAGACGCGGTATTTGACGCTCAAAGGAGGTCTTACGAGAACGCCCTTACATTAATCAAGAACTCTACAACGTCCACAACTCAGGATATTATCCGCGCCGAAGAAGCCAAGAACGCAAAATTAAAGCAGTTGAATGAACAGCAGTATGGATCGCATAAAACTCTTATGCAACAAATTACCGACAGCACAACCGCCCACTTTTCTGCTGCTATAATCGGGTCCCAAATGGTGATGCGTGCCGTTGACATGATAGGCTCTGCTATCACGGGGGCTTTCAGCAAAGGATTTAATGCGGTAGAAGAATATAACCTATCCGTGGCATCAATGGCGGCGATGGTGGTTACATTCACAGAACGCGCTAAGGGAATGACATTTGCCGAACACTGGAAGGAAGCGCTCGAATATTCTCAAGGTATAGTCCCTGTCTTGGAGAATATAGCGGCAAAAACCCTTTTGTCCGGTCAGGAAACGACTGCCCTTGCAAACGCGTTTGCACGTGCCGGCGTTTTTCTTGATGCAAACAACCAAAAGCAAATCGAATCTTTCACACGTATATCGAACGCCCTGCCTGTCATGACAAAAGGGCAGGAGATAATGAAGCAAATTAACTCTGAAATACGGGCGGTTATGACAGGCTCACAAGAAGCAACATCAATGATGTTGCAGACATTAAAAGCCATAGATCCTGAAATAGAGAAACATCTTAAGGCATGGCGGGCGGAAGGCACTGTCTTGGAAAATATCGGAGAGTTGCTTGTTGGTTTTGGCCCTGCAACTGCACTACTCGAAAATCAATGGCAGGCCGTAAAATCAACGATCGATACTACGGTGACACAAGTGTTAAGGGGAGGTATGCAGGGCGCATACAATGAAATTATATCCTCTACTAAAGAAATCAACAAATGGCTTGAAGAAAATAAAGATGTAATACAATCAGGCGTAGCCGTTGGATGGTCGATCGTCTCTAATACGGTAAGCACGGTATGGAACATATTAGCGGGCTTTGGCCCGATGTTGAAAGATGTTGGTGAACTTGTCGGGGTTATAGCCTATGGATGGGGCGGGGTGTTTGCCGTGATGAAACCTATAGGCGCGTTTTTAGGAAACTCGATAACACTTGTTTACGAAATGGGTAAAGCGCTTGGGAATATTATTGTTATGTCAGGGGCTTTGGCCACAGGACAATTAACCCTTGCAAAAACGACATATGATGAATCGAAAAAAAGTTGGGATAAAATAGTAGAATTAAGCGAACAAAACAGGACGATATTAACAGACGGAATAAGCAATGCAATCACGGGTTACGAGCAACAGGCGAAGGCATCACAAACCGCGCAAGATAAAATTAGAGGGCATATTACAGGGACGGCCAAAATACAGAAGGAAGTTGATAAAGAACGGGCAACCGCACTAAAACACGCCAATGAACAGATTGAAAAAGACCTCAATAAACTTACACTCACCGTTGAAGAACAGATACAGGAGCAGGCCGACAAATGGGAGAAACTCGGTGTTAATAAGACAAAGATACAGGAATGGACATCGGCAAAAATGGCAGAAATCAACCAGAAGGAAGCCGAAAAGGTCTTAAAAATCCAGCAGGCAGCCAATGAGCAGATAGCGCAGCATAGGCGCAAAGCAACAGATGATTATGAAAAATTAATGTCGGAAGAAGCCGACTTTGCCATGAATGAGAATGAAAGGGCGATGGCAAAGATAACGGCACAGGAACAAGATAAGCTGTGGAAAATCAATGTAATGCTGCAAGAAGAAACAATCTCATGGGAACAATACGAACTTGCACGGACACAGATAACGGCCAATGCAGCAGCTAACAGGCTTGAAAAAGAATTCAACGAGGCTAAACGCCGCGCCGATATAAATTACAGTGCGATACAGAACATAAAGGGTATGGAAGAAGAAGCGTACCAGATGCGCATCGCGCAGATTGATGCAGAAGCTGCCAAACGCATAAAAGATGGTGGTGATGCTGTACTGCTTGCCAAATGGGTAGCCGATGAACAGCAGAAGGCATATATCCAGATGGGCAAGTCTGCTGATGACTGGAGCAAGGGCGTTCAGGCATCGCTGCTTGAATTAACAAGACAACATACCACTTGGGGCAATGTAGCCTATGAGGTAACAAAGGCATTTACGGACAACGCAAAGGCGCAATTACAGACTAATTTATTCGCCGTCTGGAAAGGTAATATTGATGATATAGAGTTTGATTGGCAATCCATGATGGATGCTATCGGCCAGAAATTGACAAGCAAAATAGCCGATATGGTCATGGAGGCGGCAGCGCACGACATATTGTTAATGTTCAAATCCGAATGGGTTGAAGGCGGGTATCAGGTTATTGGCATCGTATCGAATATATTAGGTTTTGCAGGTGATTTATTCGGTGGAAGCGGTAGCAGTGGATACGATTATGATTGGACAGAAGGACTTGGATTTGCAAGGGGGGGTCTTGTTCCGGGTACACCATCAAGTATTGATTCTATCCATGCTATGTTATCACCGGGAGAGTTTGTAATACCGTCATCACTTGTAAGTCTTGCGTCACAGGGTAGGTCTGGAGATACAATGCTTGCACATATTAACCCTGCTGAAGCAAAAATATTAAAAATGCTTGGAGGTTCAGGAACAATTAATCCAAGAACCGGATTGCCGGAGTTTTACGATAGCAAATCAGGGGGAATATCGCCAAATCTAATAGCAAAAGCACAAAAAGACCTTGCAGTATTTCACGATGAAATGGATAAAATTGCATCTAATTTACTCATTGCTCAGGAGGCTAAGGCTAAGGGTT